ATAAATGCAAACCGAACCAAGAAACAAAAACTTTTCTACCCCATATTTCCATGCGTAATGAATTAAGTTAGATTGAATTTGAATGTTCTGATATATAAACTCAGCGGAATAAGTATCATTGGCATGAATGCCACCAACTCTTGCAGCGGCATCAAAAACATAATCAATTTGTTCAGTTTTAAAAAATTCTTCAACCTGCGATTGATTAATTAAATCAATTTCATTTCTAGTTTTAGTAACAATATTAGTGTAACCTCTATCTTGAAGAGTTCTAACAATAGCAGATCCAACAAGACCACGATGCCCAGCAACAAAAATTTTAGAGTTTATGTTCATGATACAGTAATTAATTCAGGATTTGGAAGTGGAAACAATAATTTTTTACCTTTAAACTTTTCATTATTAATAAAAAAGTTTCTAAAATGCCAAGGAAGAATTACAAAAACATCATAATCATTTAAAACTTCATCTTCATCCTTAATGGGGATCCAAGTTCCTGGAGTATAAGCTCCATGTTTATCAGGATTAACATCTCCAATAACTTCAATATCATTTAATTTCCAGGTCTGAAGAGTTACATTACCTTTTGTACTTGCACCAAGAGCAGCTACTTTTAAACCTTCTTTTTTAAGGTCGGAAATTATATCTAAAAATTTAATTCTACATTCATTAATCCTACTTTCAAATTCTCTCCAAGGTTTTAATGTATCTAATTCTAGATCAAGTTCTTCTTGAAGTAAAGCATTAAGTTTATCACTACATTCTTCATAAACACTATTTTTATTCGCCACAATAACTGAAATACTTCCACCATTCACATCATTAAATTCAAAGTCAATTATTTTAAATTCAGATTGATCCATAATGTATTTCAGCTGCCTCATACCATAATATGAGAGATGCTCATGACATACTGTATCAAAAGAGTTAACTCTCAACATTTCTGGCATATAACTTTGCTCTAAAACCCAAATACCAGTATCCGGATTCAAAATATTATTAACTTCTCTTGCAAACTGACATGGATCCTCAAGGTCATAGAACATTGAGAATGAGGTAACTAATTTTGCCTTCTCATCACCAAAATAATTTTTATATTTTTTTTCAGAGAAAAAATCTGGAATATAATTTACATTAGATGCAAAGTATTTTGAGAACTTCTTTGATGTTGGATCGATACTTACCAATCTCAAATTTTTCGGAAAAAATCCAAGAAATGTTCCATCATTTCCTGCAATATCGATAACAATATCATTGTCATCGAACGTCAAAAACTCACAAATTTTTTCACACTTTCTTTTTAAGTGTTTAACCATACTACCATTAAGACCAGAGCGATACCCATAATCATCTCCATACATTGTAGGTAGGTCAAAGGTGTGCTCTAATTGAACGTGCCCACATCCACCAACTGTTTCATCACATTTTATTAGTGTAAGAGGACCTTTATAGCACTCAATATCAATTTTTTTGGGGAAAAATCCAGAAAGATATTGATTTCCTAGATCCAAAACAACATCAAATTTTTCATTACCACAAACTCTACATTTGTTAATTTGATTAATTTTATTGTCCATAAATGCACATGTCCTCAACTAATTGTTTAAATGAAATCTTAGGTTCCCAACCTAATTTTTCCTTTGCCTTAGTGGCATCACCTAATAAGGTCTCTACTTCAGCAGGTCGGAAATATTTAGGACTAACTTTTATGACCTCTCTTTTAGTAAGTATATCAATACCAACTTCATCAAGTCCTTCACCTTGCCAATCAATTTTCATTCCAAAATATGGTGCTGCTTCTTCTACAAACTCACGCACAGAATGCTGAACTCCGGTAGAAATCACAAAATCATCAGGTTTGTCCTGCTGTAACATCAACCACATTGCTTCAACATAATCTTTAGCGTGTCCCCAATCACGCTTTGCATTCAGATTGCCGAGATATAGTATATCTTGTTGGCCAACTGAAATGCGTGATAGTCCGCGAGTGATTTTTCTTGTGACAAAAGTTTCTCCTCTTCTAGGGGATTCGTGATTGAAAAGAATTCCAGAACTTGCATGTAGTCCATAAGATTCTCTGTAGTTTTTGACAATCCAGTATCCATAAACTTTTGCAACTCCATAGGGTGAACGAGGATAAAATGGTGTGGTTTCTTTTTGAGGAATCTCCTGAACTTTACCAAACATTTCAGATGTAGATGCTTGATAGATTCTGGTCTTCTTTTCCATTCCCAATAAACGAACTGCTTCAAGGATACGAAGAGTTCCAAGACCATCAACCATACCAGTGTACTCAGGCATCTCAAAAGAAACTTTTACGTGACTTTGGGCACCTAGATTATATATTTCATCTGGTTGAACTTGCTGAATAACTCTAACAAGATTAGTAGAATCAGTTAGATCACCGTAATGAAGTTTAATTTGATCGTAAATATGATCAATACGATCAGTATTAATTAAAGAAGATCTTCGAATAATACCATGCACATTATACCCCTTTTCTAAAAGCAGTTCGGCAAGATAAGACCCATCTTGCCCTGTAATACCAGTTATTAAAGCAACCTTCATAAGAGACTGAGTTTTTAATCATTATAGCAAAAAAGGAGAGTTTATGCAACTCTCCTTATAAGGTCTTTACATGCACGCCAAGTTATTTTTTTTAACTAGGTAATAACTAAATCCTAGGCGGGGTAACCCCATCCGCACCACCAATCCTTTGAAGAGAGATTGGAAACTCAATGGGTCTTTTGACTCCACCACCTAATTTACAAACAAATTAGGAAAGGATAATTGGATTAGTTTTGGAACTTCAATCGCACCATAAAAAGCACATAATATAAGAATGTCCCAAAACTTATACTTGAGTGCAAAAGGAATTACAAAAAGATTTCCAATACACTTTACAAGTAATCCAGTTTTTGGATCTCCCCATAACAGAACAAAATATCCTGATAGAAGAAGAATATTACCAATGTATCTTAGAACATCAGTATTTTTGAAAAAGGGGGATTTCATCACCGACCAGGGTTTTTAGAGACTCTCCATGTCTTCATCATCGTCTTTCACATAAGCAGGGACTCTATCAGGATCTAACCAGCAGGTGTAGTCATGATCCTCCATAGCAGTCATAAGTTGCATTTCATTATCTAGAAGATACATGTCCCTATATCGACCAGTGTAGGAATCTACTTTTTGGATGCGATAGTCAGGTTTTCCATTAATTTCAAGAATACCAACTTGAACGTATCGGTAAGGAAAACGCTCAAGAAGCACAGTGGGTTTCCTGATAACTTTCATCAGGCGACCTCAACGGTTTCAAGATCTTGTGCGATATAATCAATCAACATTTCATAATCGTCAAGGGGGTCACCAGAAAATACGACACCTTCATTTTCATAAAAGCGACGAACCTTTTTATAAAGTTTCGGATTCTTTACATCAAGGTAGATTTCCCCGTTAGCAGCAAGACGAAGAGTGCTAACATCTTTCTTGAATTTTGTAATCAGAGACATTTGTTTGTTTTGTTTACTCAGATATTATAGAATGCTTGAGGTTTTAAGTCAAGTGGTCCAGATTGAAAACTGGACATCGGGGTATTCAGATTTGAACTGAAATTATTCCTGCTCCCAAAGCAGGTGCCATGACCAAGTTAGGCGATACCCCGTTTCACCGTTATTTAGTTCGGTGTATAAGCATTATACCTATAATCGGCGGAATAATCAAGCCCCCTCCACAAATACCAATCCAGACTGGGCTTGCCGCAAGTGTCTCTACAATGTGAAAAATCATCTTCCTCTCCAATTTTTATATTCAAAGTAAAAGTATTGGTCTACCTCATCTAAACCCGTTACAGGGGCATTTACACCCCACTCAGACCATTCTATGCAGAACTGTTTGATATCGTGGTTATGTGTAATAGAGTGTCCATGCATTCTCACAAAGGCAGACATTGCGAATTGATATTTCTTATTGTGGGTAGGCATTGTGAAGTCCCCAATTTAAGAAAACCGCTATGAGACCAAAAATAATGACTGCGTTGATAATTGTATTACTCATCTTCTTCGTCCTCATATGTAGATGGTTCTTCAAATAACTCATCTATCTTTTGTTGAAAAACTCTTTGTTGCAATTCTTGAAAATCTTCTTCTGTAATCATCCCCATCAGTTTAATGTAATTTTAAGAAACGGAAGTAAGGGCGGAATAACTCCTATCAACCTCAAAAGTCCCTCAGCAAATAAAGCAAGAACCACCCAACCGACGCACATACTAATGATAGAAGCATTACGGTTGTGTCGTCGTATTGCAGCATCGATCATCTCCTGCACTTCTGTACGAGTCACATAATCATCATCAAAAGGTTCCATCATTTTTCATCACCAAGAAACTTTGCAAGAGGATCTCTACGGGTTTTGACAATTTCAACTGCTCTCTTGTAGAACATATTATTGGTGTTCCCAGAGGCTTCAAATGTTGCCTTGATCTTCACCCAATTATCGTAGGTGTGCTGATCCATAAGGTTTAGGTTGAATACTACTAGTTATACTAGTGAGTATTTCTACTATGTCAAGTTTGTGTTGATACAAAAATATAGATTAAGAAAATCTAAAACTTTGTAATATTTGTAACAGAGAGAGAGGGATTCGAACCCCCGGAGGCTATTAACCTCAAACGCTTTCAAGGCGTCCACTTTAAACCACTCAGTCATCTCTCCAAATAAGTCCTCAACGGACTTCAAAATCTAGGCGTCTTACTTTACGTTGGCGTCTTGCTTCCTGGAAGGCAAGGTCTTCGTTAGTAAGA